GGGGTTCTGGGCGGAGCCCCTCCTAAGTATTTCCCCTAAAGTTCTTCAATGTCCTTGTTGTCATAAAAATAACAAATATTAAAGTACTTACTTAAGTATTTCTCTTCAAGTACTTACTTAAGTATTTCTCTTCAAGTACTTACTTAAGTATTTCTCTTTAAGTACTTACTAAAGTCTTTTCTTTCTTTACAAGGAAGAACGTTGTTAACTTAAGTATTTCTCTTTAAGTACTTACTTAAGTATTTCTCTTTAAGTACTTACTTAAGTCTTTTCTTTCTTTACAAGGAAGAACGTTGTTAACTTAAGTAGTATTCTTTAGTAGTACTCTTCTTTAGTAGTATTCTTCTTTAGTAGTATCTTCTTTAAGTCCCCTTTGGGGGATATAGGGGGACACCAGGAAGTTGTCAAGGGGTTGATGACAAAAAAAAAGATCAGTTGTTGAAAAAAGATCAAACATCGAAAAAAAGATCCGACAGGGTCTGGACAGATGGGGCATAGCCGACTACATCAAAGGGACCTTGAGAAGGAGAGACCTCATGAAGTACCGCGACCGGATCCCCGCTTTCATCCCCGCATCGATCAAACCCCTGACCGTTACCGACCTCGATCTGCACCCCGACGGAGAGCGCCTGTGGGCCACGCTGAGAGCCCTTGCCGTTGAGATGGGGGATGAGGTGGCAAATCTCGAGGAAGACCTCAGAGAGGCCTCCCAGGGGCGGGAACCGGGTGATGACGACTATGTGGCCCGACGCACCGTCGCTGAGCGTTCCGCCGAGGGGTTTCAGGCCGGGCACCGTGCCGGATACGCGACCGGGTTCGACAAGGGCTTCGACGAGGGCCGATACGAGGGGGCGGTAACAAAACCGTGATGAACGAAAAAAAGTTCCACTTAGCCCTTGTCATCCGACGGAACCCCCGCTACATCCATTGAACGAAGACGCCAGCTGAAGGAGAGATCACATGGCAAACTCTAAGAAACTTTCTGACCGGGACCTCATCGCCTCCGTCGAGAAGAACTCCGTTATCTACCTCAACGGCCCGGTGCTGAACGAGATCCTGGACCTGGCTGCCCGCTACGAGAGCCTCCTCAACCAGTACGACACGGACCTGGCCGGTGCCCGCTCCGACGGGTTCATGCAGGGTCGCAAGGAGGTTGAGGCTGAGACCGCTCAGGACCGCATCGAGATGGCCTCCTACACGGCCAAGCTGCTCGTTCAGATCCAGTCCAACACCTTTGAGCTGGTCAATGCCACCATCGAACGCCTGGGCCATGAGGCAGCCAAGCAGAGCGCCTACATGAACGGTTACGCCGCCGGGCTCAAGGACGCGGACCGCGACTGATACCACCGGGAGGGGTGACACCCTCCCACACCACCACAGCAGATGAAGGAGAGACACATGCTGCGTTCCATCCACCTGACATTCAACACCGACACCGGGGAGTTGACCATGGTCGCCGCTGACGGGCCCCACCTGGCCGCCATCGAGACCCTGGAGGCGGAGAAGAACCCCGTCTACGCACGTCGCAAGGCGAAGGCCTTTGTGGGCCAGTTCCTGCTCGAAGGGGTCGCGGTCGACGTTGACCACCTGATCCTGATGCTGAACGAGAACTGGCTCTCCGGGACCCAGCTTGAGGTTCTGGACGTGTTTGCCGGGGAGGGCGCCATCACCGCCTATGAGGCCACCTACTACATGGGGATCGAGGTGCAGCCCCGCGTCTCGGAGCTGGTCGCCCTGGGCTTCCTGGTGGACACCGGGCATCGCCGAGGGACCGAGAACGGGAAGACCGCACGGGTCTACGCCGTCGCCCACGACCGCATCACTGATTGGTTCACGGAAGTGTGACCCGATCCGGGGTTGTTCCTGCCTGGAGAAGCCCCAAATCTACTGAACCGAAACGTCGTCCTGAAGGAGAAACACGATGACAAACGCACGTAAGACATTCTGCCTGAACCAGACCCTGACCTCTGTGAACGGGACCCGCCACTCCGCCGTCGCGGTGATCGATGGGGTCCTCTACGCACGTCTGAAAGACGCATCCGGCGGCGGCGCCGCCTACGCCTGGGACCTCACCGGGAAATCCCTGAGCCTGAACTCGACCTGGGACCTCATCGGCCTCTCCGCCTTCGCCCCCCTTTCGGAGGATGCCTCCCGCTCCGGGAACAAGCTGCCGGACCTCGACCCTGAGGGGATGTTGACCCTGACCGCCAACAACGGGTTCGTCTACACGATCATCCTGGACACGGTAGACCCTGAGGCAGGGACCGTATGTTGCCAGCTGAAGGGCTCCACCACGAGCGCCCTTGAGGTCTGGAACCTGGACGGGACCGCGACCTGGGCCGGCGGGAAAGAGGAGTGGAACCTCCCGGGGCTGGCCGCTCTGTTCCCGGAGGAGGAGGAGACGGACACCATGGGGATCCCGGAGGGGTGCGTGATCTTCGGTTTCTTCGACGAGGGGGTCGACACCGGTGAGAACCTGCCCGCCCTCGAGGCCTTGTCCGATTACTTCTCTGTCTTGATGGACGGGAAGCTGACCGGGAGCGAGATCCTCGCACAGGTCCTGACAGCCTACCAGCACGACGAGGACGCCCTCTGATCGAACCGGGAGGGGGCAACCCCTCCCACCACCAACACCCACACAGAAGGAGAACAACGTGGATCACAAAGAGCCAGAGGCCACCCATCAGCCCTGCCCCAAGTGCAGCGCCAAGGAGGCGTTCACCATCTTTTCCGGTGGCTACTTCGGGTACTGCCACTCAGCATGCGGAAACGTCAAACTGAAGGATAAGATCGTGAAGCCAGTCGTCAAAGGAGAGTTCCGTGAGGTCCGTGGGATCTCGGCGGACAACGCCAAACTGTTCGGAATCCAGACCCAGATCAATGAGGACGGGGACCCGGTCCGGTACGCGTTCAAGTACAAAGAGACCACCAAGTACCGCCTGGCCTCTGATAAGAAGTTTTGGTTGAAGGACGCAGGGGTCAAGCTTAAGACCCTGTTCGGGCCCGAGTTCAACGCCGGCTCCTCCAAGCGGATCTACCTAACCGAAGGTGAGTTCGACGCTGCGTCCCTGTTCCAGGTTCTGAACGGGTCCTACCCTGTCATGAGCATCCCGTCGGGCGCCTCTGGCGGGGCCGGTGAGCCGTTCCTCAAGGCAAACTACGAGTACCTCAACAGCTTCACCGAGATCGTTCTGGCATTCGACAGTGACGGCCCGGGACAGGCGGCCGCAGCCAAGTTCTACGCAGCGTTCCCCACCAAGACGTACAAGGTTGGCATGACGAAACACAAGGACGCCAACGCGTTCCTGGAGGCCGGCGATGGGGACGATCTGAAGTGGTCCGCCCTCAAGCCCCAGCGGTACACCCCCGACAACTTCTGGGTCAGCGAGAACCAGATCGAGGAGCTGCTGATGGAACCTCCGTACGAGTACCTCCCTACCGGGCACGCCGGGCTGGACGATGTCATCCGTGGGATCACGAAGGGTTGCATGACCACCATCCTGGCCCAAGAGGGCGTCGGGAAGTCGGAACTGATCGGGTTCTTCGAGTGGTGCGCCCTGGAGAACGACCCCCTAGCCAAGGTCGCCATCATGCACCTCGAGGAGCAGAAGAGCGTCGTGGTGGGGCGCCTGGCCTCGTACGCCGTACAGGAGAACCTCAAGTACGCCGCCGGGTCCGCTGAGCTCCGTGCAAAGGCCCTGAACGCCCTGCGGCCAATGATCGAGGAGGAGCGTCTGCTGGTGATGGACATGCGGGCAGAGGACGATCCCTATGCCCTCCTGGAACACATCCGGGTCGCTCACGCGGTCTACGGATGCCAGTACATATTTGTGGACCACATACATCAGGTCGCCGACCAGGAGTCGGAGAACGGGGACGATGAGCGGAAGGTACTGGACAAGCTGTCCTCTCGCCTGGCCCGCATGTGCCGGGATCTCCAGATCGCTATCGTCATCATCAGCCACGTGAACGATGACGGTAAGACCCGCAGCAGCCGAATGATCCGGAAGCAGGCCGGGATCGTTATCGACCTCGAGCGAGACCTGACGAATGACGATGAGGAGATCCGAAACACCACCACCCTGACCTGCTCCAAGAACCGTCCCTGGGGCAAGACCGGGTCCTGCGGTTTCCTCCGGTACGACAGCGAAACCAACACCATGCAGGAGGCCCAGCTGTGACCGATCAGAAAAAACTTCCAGAAGACCCTTGCGATGACTGGTCGCTGGGACTACGTTTGAAAGAGAATAGCCAAGAGAAGGAGAACAACCATGGTCCTCGCCCACTTCACGTTCAAGATTATGATGCTGATCGCTCTGCTGGCCACGGTCCAGGTGGGGCTCGTACACTCCTCCGTTGGCCTCCTCGGTGCGGTGGCCGGCGCCACTGAAGCCCAGACCTCGGTCCTCTGCATCCTGCAGGGGGCTGACCCCGTGACCTGTATGGAGGGCCTGAAGTGAGCGTCTGCATCGTCGACATCGAAACCGAGTCCCTGACCCCGTCCAAGATCCATTGCATCGTCACCCGGGCGTTCCCGGCTGATGAGGTGCAGGTGTTCACCAACCTTCACTCTGACCCGGAGGAGCGCGCCCGCTGGGCCGCCTTCGTCCCAACGGTGAAGACCTGGGTCGCTCACAACGGCATCAACTTCGACGTGCCCGTCATCAACCGCCTGAGCGGGACCAAGGTCTCTCTCCGGAGCCTGATCGATACCGTTATCGTCTCCCGCCTACAGGACAGCGCCCGTCCTGGGGGTCACTCCCTGGACTCATGGGGGGAGCGTCTCGGGTTCCCGAAGGGGGACTTCAAGGCGTTCGAGGTGCTGACCCAGGAGATGGTCGATTACTGCATTCAGGACACTCTGGTCACGTCCAAGCTCTACAAGAAGCTCCTCCCCTTCATCCGGGACAAGAAGAACTCAGCGGCCTTGCGGGTCGAGCATGACATGCAAATGATCTGTTCCGACATGTCTTCTAACGGGTTCTACTTCGACGCGGTCTCCGGGCAGAAGCGCCTCGACCATATCCATGGACTGATGAAGACCCTCGAGGAGGAGTTCCAGGTCTGTTTCCCCCCGCAGCTCGTGGAGGTGAACCGGATCAAGTATCGGGTCAAGGCGAACGGATCCCTCTACAAGAACGTCGCAGACGCCTACGGGAAGTACGCCCTGGTGCTCCGGGACGGGGAGGAGCTGGTCTGCAAGGACTATCGACTGTTCGACCCAGCATCACCCAAGCAACGGATCGACCGCCTCTGGGAGGACGGCTGGAAGCCCGTGGACAAGACCAAAGGGCACAAGGACTTCATCCGGGAACGGAACACTGATCCTGACCGCAAGGCCAAGTTCGAACGGTACGGTTGGGAGTGCAGCGAGAACAACCTCTCCACGCTTCCCAGGAACGCACCTGATGGGGCAAAGGCCCTGGCCGAGTGGCTGACCCTCGAGGGGCGCCGGAACATGCTCACACAGTGGCTGCAGGCCTACAACGAGAAGACCCATCGCATCCACGGATCGTTCATGGGGATCGGCTCCTGGACCGGAAGGATGTCTCACAACAAACCGAACGCTGCAAACATCTTCTCCCCATCAAACCACCCGTTCAAGAAAGACGGTTCGTGGGTGGCAGAGATCGGTGATGACCTGATCGACCTCGGACCTGAGCAGGCTCTGACCTGGACGGAGGCCCATGACGCGGCACACCACCACCGCAAGATGGCCGCCGACTACAAGTCCCCGATCGATCGGGTCAAGGGTGAGTTCGACGGCCCCCTGCGGGCCCTCTGGGGCGTTCCTCCGGGGCGCTGGCAGGTGGGTACGGACGCCGAGGGGATCCAACTCCGGGTCCTGGCGCATACCCTGGGGAACGAGGCCTACACCTTCGCCATCGCCAACGGGAAGAAGGAGGACAAGACGGATATCCACAACGTCAACAAAGACGCCCTCGGGGATGTGTGCAAGAGCCGTAACGACGCCAAGACGTTCATCTACGCATGGCTCCTGGGGGCTACCGCACCGAAGGTGGCTGACATCCTGGGCTGCAACACCCGACAGGCGGAGAGGGCCATGAACGACTTCATGGACAACATCGAGGGGCTCCGGAAGCTGAAGTCCTGGAAGATACCCAAGTGGGCCAAGAAGGGCGGGTTCACCGGACTGGACGGCCGGTTCGTGGTCTGCCGGGCGGAGCGCCTCATCCTGGCCGGGATCCTGCAGAACGGTGAGAGCTGTGTCATGAAGCACGCCAACATCCTCTGGCGGACCGAACTCAAGTCCCGCGGTGTGTGGTTCCGTCAGATCAACTTCGTCCACGACGAGTGGCAGACCGAATGCCTCACCCGGGAGGATGCGGAGACCATCGGGGAGGTCCAGCGCTGGTCCATCGAGGAGGTCGGCCGCCGGCTCAACGTCCAGTGCCCTCTTGCGGGATCCACGGACACCGGGCGTAATTGGTCTGAATGTCATTGACCTGAGAAAAAAATCGTCTAGGGGTGTAAAAAAGTTCCCCTAGACTCTTGACCCCGCGAGAAAACCAGCTTATATCCTAATCAGACAGCGAAGGAGAGAACGATGTCGAACCGCGCCCATCACCGTTTCAAACCAATTCTCGACCATGGCCCGGGCTCTACTCGGTTCAGCTCCCTCGGGGAGGCCATCTTGGACGCGTCTGAGCGTTCGCAGGACACCAGCAAATTTCCGCAGGGGGTTGACGCCTGGTTCGACCCTGACTTCAACTCCTGGTTCTCAGCTCCCATGCTGCCTTCCAGAGGTTTGGACCAGACCGTCGGGGACAACCGCTACGTGGCCGGCAAGCCGGTCGGGAAGTCGGACTTCTCCAAGACCTTTAAGGACTTCGGACCCAAGGTCCACTTCCTGAACATGGGTATCGGCGCGGACGGCCTGGCCTCCGTTACCATCAACTCCCCGTCCCAGGACTTCTCGTACCGGGACCTCCAAGAATTCGCCGGCTATCTGATCAAGATCGCCGATGAAATGGCACGGATCGACCGTCGCCAACTGAAGGCGGAGAAATCCGCCGCTATCACAACCAACTCCACAAACTGAAGGAGAGACTACCATGTCTACCACCAAACTGATCATCAACGGGACCTTTTTCTGGTCGAAGGTTTTCTCCTTCAACCGCGTGATGAAGGACCACCTCGGTGCCCTCATCAAGTCCAAGCCCGTCGACATGGTCTCGGACGATGACGCAGGCCGCTACGAGATCGAGATCCGCCTGTCGAAGGAAGAGGCTGCAAAGATCGCCCGCTCCGGCGCCCGCCAGAAGCCCAAGCTGGACAAGGAGACCGGCTTCCCGAAGGAGTTCGACGAGGGCTACGCCTACCGCTTCACCCGCTTCCACGTGGTCCCGAAGGCGGCCCCGGCCGGCGGACAGGCTGAGATCGTGTTCCGCGACGGAACAAAGTTCGACCCGGAGCTGCACGGTCTGATCGGTAACGGGTCCACCGGCTCCCTGGAGATCCGCGTCGACAAGTTCGAGATCCGCAACAAGGAAGGGAAGACCGAACAGGCAGCCCGCGCCGTGCTGCAGAAGATCATCATTGACACCCTGGTCGAGTTCTGGCCTGAGAAGTCCGGTGACGATGAGTACGACGAAGTTATCGGTGGGGAGGATGAGACCCCGAAGCCGGCACCAAAGGCGGACCCAAAGGCTGCCCCGAAGGCCCCGGCCGAACCTGGTGCCGGTCCGGATGACGACTCTATCCCATTCTGAGAAACCTGAGGGGGGCTACGGCCCCCTTCACCCTATCCGGTGGAGGACACCATGCACCTTTTCTGCGTAGCCCTGTTCATCATGACCTTCCCCGGACCCTCTGTGGACACGTACGCCACGGTGATCGCGGGGGCCTGCCCGACTCCGGAAGACCAGAACGCCCTGGCCAAGTCCCTACAGGATGCCACCGGTGCAGCGATCGTCCATTTCAGGTTCGAGCCGGTCACCATCAAAACCACACCAACCAAAGACGCCTGAAGGAGAAAGCAGATGTCAAAATCGATCGAAACCCTGGTTCACGATATGCTCCACGTTGTGGAGACCGGAGAGGGGCTCACACCGGAACTCCTGACAAAGTACGGTCTCAACACCGGCGCCGCGCTCAAGGAGGCCTTCGGACGCAACTCCATGGGCCCCGCCCTGCGGATGTCCGCCCTGGGGAAGCCCTGTGACCGGCAGCTCTGGTATCAGCACACCAAGGCGCCCCGTGAGAAGCTTCGCCGGGAGACCCTGAACAAGTTCGCCTATGGTCACATCATCGAGGAGTACGCCCTCCTCCTGGCAGCCGCATCCGGTCACCGGGTGGAAGGGGAGCAGGACACCATGCACCTCGAGGGTGTTGTGGGTCACCGGGATTGTGTCATCGACGGGGTTCTGATCGACGTCAAGTCCGCCTCCGGCCGGGGCTTTGAGAAGTTTGCCAAGAACGGCCTCCGGGAGGATGACCCGTTCGGATACCTCATGCAGCTGGCCGCCTACCTCGAGGCCTCCCAGGATGACCCCCTGGTCCTGAACAAGACCACGGCCGGGTTCCTGGTCCTCTGCAAGGAGAGCGGAAAGGTCTGTCTCGACCTCTACGACCTCACCCCGGAGCTCGAACTGATCCGTGGTGTCATCGCCCGCAAGCGGGACGTCCTGGCCTCTGACCAACCCCCTGAGCGCGCCTTCAAACCGGTCCCTCAGTCCAAGACCTCACCAAACACCCAGCTTGGGACAGAATGTCGCTACTGCGATTTCAAACAAACCTGTTGGCCTGAGGCGAGAAAGTTCCTATATGCATCTGGACCGACCTGGTTGATCGACGTGGTGAAGGAACCAAACGTCATGGAGATCGTCGATTGAGGAAGAAACCCAGCAACGACAGACCCTCGCTCCGGGAGGAGCGGGAGGATCTCCGGTACAGAGGAAAGTACATCGTGACACCAGCAGCAGCAAAGGCAAAAGGGAGACGGCTCCAGCAATGGGTCCGGGACAAGCTCCTCCTCAAGATCCCTGGCCTCCGGGCCGGTGATGTGGTCTCAACCCCGATGGGCGTGAACGGGACTGACGTCCAGCTGAGCCCCCACGCCCTGGACATCATCCCCATCCAGACGGAGTGCAAGAACAACAAGTCCTTTGCCGTCTACAAGATCTACGACCAGGCAAAGGAGCACGGTGGGAACGAGCCCGTTGTAGTCCTCAAAGCCGACTTCAAAAGGCCCCTGGCCGTCATCGACGCAGAGCACTATCTCGACCTCTGGGCCCGCGTCCTCAAAGCAGAGAGAAAGAAGACATGACCGGACGCACACACCTTGTGATCCCAGACCAACACGCGGACCCACGCTTCAACAATGACCGGGCCGACTGGCTGGGGGCCCTGATCGAGGGGCTCCGCCCTGATGTGGTCATCAACATCGGTGACAGCGCGGACCTGAGCTCCCTGAGCGCGTACGACAAGGGCAAGGCCTCATTCGTGGGTCGATCCTATGAGGCGGACATCAACGCTCACCTGGAGTTCCAGGAACGTATGTGGGCCCCGATCAAGCGCCAGAAGAAGAAGCTCCCGTTCCGGGTCTTCTGTGAGGGGAACCACGAGCACCGCATCAAGCGCGCCCTGGACATCACCCCCGAGTACGCCGGGGACCGGTTCGGGATCTCGTTCAAGGACCTGGAGCTGGGTCCGAACTATGACGAGGTTGTCGAGTACGACGGCATGACACCGGGCATCATCGAGGTTGACGGGGTGCAGTACGCTCACTATTTCGTCTCCGGGCTCATGGGGCGCCCGATCGGGGGCATGCACCACGCCGCCTCTCTGGTGGCGAAGAACTTCCAGAGCTCCACCTGCGGCCACTCCCACACGTTCGATTACAGCGTCAAGGCGGGTGCACGCGGAAAAACCATCATGGGCTGCGTTGTCGGGGTCTACCAGGACTATGACAGCCCCTGGGCCGGCGGTGTGAACAACCTCTGGCAACGAGGTGTGCTCATCAAACGGCACGTTGAGAACGGTGTCTACGATCACCAGTGGATCAGCATCGACACAATGAAGAGACTGTACGGCAAACCCGAAGGAGAGACCAAATGATGAACTCAGCCCAGAAGCTTTTCAACAGCTTCTTCCTCCCGATCACCTTCTTCCGCTCCGACTACAAGGCCCCCCACGCCTACCACGGAACCCCACCAAGCAAGGCCCGTAAGGGTCGCAAGGGCCAGACCCGGTTCTGATCAGAGGAGATCAAGAGATGTCAGCAGTGACGAAAGAGTGGCCCAGCGCACTCCAGAAGGAGACCTGGGCCCGGAACCCGAACCGGGACGCTCGGTCCGTGACCATGGACCGGATCGTTTACCTGATCCGCCGGGAAGATGGGAAGTACTGGGGGACACCTCGGTACGACCCCACCCTGGGGCGGAAGGTTCACTTCGGGGTTGCGTTCGAGAGCGCCCGGATCTGGACCGTGGAGGCGTACGCTAAGAAGTATGCCAGACAGAACGGTGGGGCCGTGGTCCCGTACCTGCTCGAGAAGTGGAGTGAGTGATGGGAAAAAGATCGAACTTCACCCGAGTGCCCCGGGACTTCTACCCGACCCCGAAGGAGGCTGTGTGGGCCCTGGCGGCGCATCTCCCGTCCAACATGACCTACTGTGAGCCCTGCGCCGGGGCCGGTGACCTGGTTCACCACCTCGACGACATCGGTGACGACATCGGCCTGAACTGGCGCCTCACCCGGGCCCTGGACGTGGAGCCCCGCGCTGAGTGGATCAAACAGAAGGACGCCCTCCAGCTTGAGGAGAACGACCTCGAGGGGGCTGACGTCATCATCACCAACCCGCCCTGGGGCCGGTCCCTGCTGCACCCCATGATCTGGCGGTTCACGCACCTCCGTCCGACCTGGCTCCTGTTCGACGCTGATTGGATGCACACAAAGCAGGCAGCCCCGTTCCTCCCCCTCCTGCGGGGGATCGTGTCCATCGGCCGCGTGAAGTGGATCCCAGGCTCCAAAAGCACCGGGAAGGACAACTGCTGCTGGCACCTGTTTGACAAGCCGGGCCCGAACGATGGTTCCACCACCTTCCACGGGAGAAAGCACCATGGTTAACATCACCCTACCCCAGCCCCCGAACAAACGGAGGTTGACGGCGGATGAGACCCTCGACGAGAAGCGCCGCGAGCTGATCTCCTCCCTGGGTGAATGGAGAGCGTCCCGGAAACACGCAGCACGCGCGAAGAGTGTCGACGCTGCCATCAGGCTGCAGGCCACCACGAAGCGCCACCGTGAGGCCGTCCAGGCACTCCTGACCCCCATCGTCGGAGGCAAACATGGCCAGGAATGACGAGGTGGAGGACTACATCAAGGGACTGATCCTGACCACGCTTGACATGGGGGAGCTCCCGGAGGACGATGATGACGACGAGGATGAGGAAGAAGGAGAAGGAGAAGAGGAATGGGACAAGCGCCTGGCGGGCCCTTTCCTGTTCTGGGGGCTCTGAGTGCGCATCTTCGGGAAGGCCCACTGCCGGGCCTCCTGGCTTCGCTACCATGGAGGGAGAGACCAATGAGCCACACGAGAGACACCCTGGACCCGGAGATCCTTGACGAGATCCTCGACCTTGACGTTAAAATTCAAGCCTCGGAGGACTACGACGACTTTTTTGAGGACATGGTCTTCCGACGGGACATCCTGGTGGCGGAGTACCCGACCACGGCTGCGTTTCGTGACCTGACCATCAACGACCTGATGAGGAAGAAGACATGACACGACTGATCGGCCTGGCCGGCCCGGCCCAATCCGGCAAGAGCACCACGGCGGACGCCATCACCAGTTTCGGTTACACCCGGCTCCGGTTCGCGGACCCCATCAAGCGGGCCCTGAGAGCCATCCTGGAGGCCTCTGGCATGACCCCGGCCACCATCACCCGCCATCTCGACGGAGACCTCAAGGAGGCCCCCCTGGACGTCCTGGAGGGGCGCACAGCACGGTACGCCATGCAGACCCTGGGAACCGAATGGGGACGGGAACTCATCGGCCCGAACCTCTGGGTGAACATCACCATGAGCCTGACCAGAAAGATCCTCTCCGCAGGAGGGAACGTGGTGATCGATGACGTTCGGTTCTGGGAGGAGGTGGGGGCCATCCGGGACCTCCAAGGGATGATGATCGAGATCACCCGACCCGGGGTCTCCTACAACAGCTCACACAAGTCGGAGGACGGTCTCAACGGGTTCGAGCTCTCCCTGGACAACACCGGATCCGAACAGGACCTGCATCGGAAGATCCAGCAAATAATCGCCGGGTCTTGACAACTTCGTGAGATCACCTAAATGTGATCTACGGGCGCGCGGCATAGCCGGCAAATGCGCAATCGGGGTTCTCTCCTTCCCCCCGCGCCCCTCACACCCCCGGTGTTGCGCTTCGGACACACCCCTGTGGCCCCGAGGACACACCAGGCGGCGCGGCGGGGTCCGACCCAAAAAAAGGAGAAACGTATGGTTCTGAAAACTTTTGAGCTTTCAGAATTGAAATCAGATTTGGTTCACGAAGGAGAGAGCGATGACCAAAGGACAGCAAATTGTAGGTGGGTTCAACCCGACAGGAAACCCTGACGTGGACGCGATTAAGGTGAAGGCTGCGGAGTTGATCGACCTGATCGACCAGGCGACACCAGCTTCGGTGCTTTACGGGACCCGGGCGCAGGATCGGGCCATTGATATGGTAGAAGAAGCTGCTATGTTGGCGGTAAAAGCGGTCATGCACCGCTAAACGAGTTACCCGATGGGATGGGTCCTGTCGGGGTTGCCTTCCAGGTTAGTCGACCTTTTCCTGGGAGTTGTGGTCGGGGTTTCCTTGACCTGGTCGACGTGGGCCTTTTAACCCAAACCATCCCCGACGATACCAGGGGATCCCGGATGGCGGTAACCGGGTGTCACTCCAGATTGACCACGTCCAGGGCGCCGTGGCAGCGCTCCCACCCGGCTATTGCCTCAGACCGGGACAGGGCCAGGTCCCGATACGTGGATCCGTGGGACAGACGCTTCCGTTCAGTCGGGTTCGGGCAAGAGACCTCAAGCCGCGTAACATCCAGGACCACAGCAGTCTTGTCCCCGCACCCCGCCAGGATCAGTCCAACAAGCCCGAGGGCAGCTGCTCGTTCAAACATTGATCCGTCTCCTCCACAATCGCCCGGTCCCGGGCCGTACGTTCCTGCATCGATCTTTCGATCTGTCTGATCAAGAGATCCGTCTGGGCTGCCATCAAGCGTGCCGCCTCCGTGGTGGCCTCAATCTGAGCCGTGACCTGTTCAAGCATCAACCGGGTCTCATCCAACCGGGCCTTCATCAGCAGACCGGACAGAACAGACACCAGGAGGGCAACACCGATCCCGGCCCCAACCGCAAGTCTCATCTTCCACAACATCACGTCTCTCCCGGTGACCTCTGCTTCATGTAGCTGTCAATACCGAAGGCGCCGGCCGCGAAGAGGAAGCTGGAGGGGACAAACACGTTCATGGCAGCCAATGCGGGCGCACTGTCCCAGATCACAGCGGCAACACCAAGCCAGGCGCAGTAGAGTAAACACCCTATAGCGACCTCACGTTTGTACGTCTTCTGCCCCCTCGACCTCACCTCAGTTCCCCATCACTATCTTCATAATCTTGTCTACACTGAATCCGGCCAGGGCCCCCGCAGCAGCACCAAATCCAATGATCCGGTTCCTCCACCCCTGAAGGCTCTCGACGTCCACCTCCATCTGGGAGAGCTTCCGTTTGACGTTGTCGATCTCCGACTTCAGAGATTCGATCTGGGACACCTTCAGGTCGATGTGCGAGAGCACCCGCTGAGTGTCCGCCAACGTGCTCTGGATTTGTCGCATCGTTTCCAAGAGCATCGTGACCTTTCCCTCAAGCCGGCCCACGTCCTGGACCACATCATTCGGGCCGCTCATTTGACCCAGTCCTCAGTGCGGACCCGGAACCCGGGACATGCCTTTGCGGCGTACTGGTTGTGCCCTGTGACCCTTTTGATTGGGGTCCGGGAGGCAATGTTCTGCACCAGCCACGTGAGTGAGGTACGTTGAGCCGGGGTGAAGTTGTCCTCAAACGCGTCCTTTTCCGAGGAGCCATGACCGCCCAGCAGGCAGACCCCCAGGGTGCCCGCGTTCTGCCCCGCCGTGTGGGCCCCGAGGACGGTCTCCGCGCGACCCCGCCCAATCTTCCCGTCCCGATCGACGAGGAAGTGGTACCCAATGTCTTTCCATTTGCGGTCGACAACGTGCCAGCGACGGATCTCGGCAATCTTCTCCTCGAGGGTGTTGTTGCCAAACCAGGACGGCCGGGTGGCGGAGCAGTGAATGATGACCTCGTCGACGAGGTACCTCTTTGAGCCTTGGTAAAGCATGTGGGACTCCTTTCAGGAGGGTATAAGGAATGGGGCCGGGATTGTCTAGGGCCACGCTTCCGGCTCAAGGGATTTGAGGTTCAGCCGGCCACCATACAGGTCATCGGCAGAAAACTCGGTGAGGGGGAAGTAGTAGTCCCCAACGGAAAAAAGAGGCAAAGTCCCAGTCGCGAAAGCCTCCTGCGTGGTAAGCCCCGCGTCACTGACAGTCGCCACCAGTTCGGCAACCTCCCCGGGGGTGTTCGGCGTCGCCCGGAGGATGAGAGCTCCCGCCAGGACGTTTCCGAGGTTGGTGCCGTCCAGGTTCAGGTTTACCCCGGCCGGCAGGACGGTGATCGAGGTGGCGTCATTCACCGGGGGGTTCAGGTCAGGGGAGTTCGTTGTTATTTGGCGAACTTTTGTAATTCCAAGAGGGGTTGTAATGATATCAGTGTCGTAAAACACCATATGCTTCATCGCCACGCTGACAGGAGACGACAACCCGGCGCGAAGGCTTGGGATAAGGTCCACGCTGACAGCAACACCAGAAGCTGATCCTGCGTATGTAAGGATGCCATTAAGGTACAGTTTCGCGGACCAGTTGATCGAAGTAGGTGTGACCACCGTGTACGACAGACGTACCTCAACATGACCATTTGTTGGGTTTGATGGAGTCCCTGGAACTCTGGTAAGGACGACTGTAGGGTGCCCGGAAACGCGAACCGAAGCCCCAGCATTCTGAGCGAAAAGTAGTACGATTCCATTGCCCGCCGCGTTCACTGGAGGTGTCGGGTACCCAGGAAAAAATCCAAAAGTAGAGTAATAGCCCATGGACCCTATGTACCCCGAGAAACCGAAACCACCCTCCGACGGATTTGACGTCAAGAATACCTGAGGCCGTATAACTGAAATCCCTGGAAGTGGTGCTCCGGACCCTATAGTTCCAGTTCCGGCGGGAAACACAGATGGCACCACCCCAACTACACCAAGATTCCCGTTGGTGTACAGGTCTGGGTCAAAAAGAGTTAGTATTCCGTTGCTCATCGTACTTTTCCTTACTCGTTCGCGAGGAACAAGTCCCCGTCCGATGTGATCAATGCGTCAGCCCCGAGTGGCTTAAAGTTAGCGGCCTACTCCAACTGCTCCCAGGTAATAGGAAACTGATGCCTGTTTGACAAGCCATTGCGCGTCACCACGACCTCCGCGCGGGCCCAACCGGTAAAGGCCCCGTCCCAAGCGTATGAGGTGGCTACTCCGAGGTTCTCCTGCAGGAGAAGCGTTGTGAACGGACCTGCGGAGGAGGCCCCACCATAGATCCGAAGAGTGTTCGTGATACCCGGCTCGGTCCGGCTCAGGGTCGAGGTATACCCTACAGGGGATGATGGGCTCTCTGTCGTCCGATCCCGATTGACCCAGGAGATGGTGACGGGACCAGTTCTGGTCGATGGGTTCCGAGAACCGTCCACACGAAGGTTTGCGGCCGGGTACGGGCGGGCGGCCCGGCGGGTGTTCGGGACAGACAGGAGCGTCGCCTGAGCCTCCGGGAGAAAGTCCCCACGGAACTCTGACAAGAGCCGGAACCGAGCTGGGGCGGCACCAAACGAGGCGACCTCGCCCAGGGTCAATGCGGTGATACGGGTCCCCACGGTATGCGCCAGGGGGACAGAGTCCAGGAAGCCCCGTTGCACGGTCAGGGTAGAGCCGGCCACGCTGTTAACCCGAACCCACTCATCCCCGAGAAGGCAAATCTGCCCGATCAGGTCAGAGAGGGCCCCGACAACGTTGTCGACCGTGAACGAGGTGTTCTCCGGTGAGGCCAGAACAGGAGCATTCGTAAGCGCCCGGGGATCCGGGGACAGCTCCTCAAACAGGTCCCCTCCATCGATCTTGGAGTACACGGACAGAGCCCCATTGGCGCCGGAGAACGGGGTGAAGAAGGCGCTCCCGGCCACGGTGGTCTCTGAGGTGTCAAAGGTTTCGACTGATACCCCATTCTGCAGGGCCCACACAGCGGGGCTGTAAGGCAGCTCCACGGCCTCCTCGTTCTGCACCGGTTGCAGGGACACACCAAATGGGCTGCCGGGGTTGTCAAACCCCTCTGCGGTGGCCAAGGTGGCCTCCAGAGACGTATCCTGTACCAGTTGCAAGGTGGCCTTGCCCTCAAACCCACTCGTGCCCAGCTCTATGCTCTGCACCCGGCAAAGGGTCTTTGCGATGCCTCTACGCGGGGAGTAGACATACACCGGGTCCCCGGGTTGAAACTGAAGGGCGGTTGTGAACGGGACATCGATCTTTCCGTTCAGCAGTGCCAAGGATCGTTTACGCACCTCCCTCCGGGCAATCGTCCGGGCCAGGGCCTCAGAGGAGATACCCGGGTATTGAAGGTTGTCAAAGGTCTGCCGGCCCTGCCGTTGACGCGCAGCCAGGTTCGTCTCTGTGATCGTGGCGGAGGCCCCATCAATCTTGTTGTTGTACGTGAGTACGATCGTGTTCGCGGCCTCCTCAGCAGAGGGCCTACCCAGGTTTCCCCAGGAGATCACATCATTCTCTTCCAACTCGGGAACGTCCAAAAGGTTGAAATCCCTCCGGTTCAGGCGCAGAACGAACTTGCCCGTGGTTCGGTCGATGTAGACCCACCCGTCAATGTGGTTCAGTACCAGCGTGATCAGATCCTCGATGCTAGAGTCCTTTGCCCAGAAGAGGTTCATCCAGAACTCCTCCTCAACCAGTTTGAGGTGGGCGGCCTGAAATGTATCGATGTCGATATTTTCCGCCAACTCCCCAAGGCCCCACTCTCCATTCCGGAGCACCTCGTATATTATCGCAGCAGGGCTCACCCCGGTAACCCCGGTTTCATCCTCTTGAAAGTTATCGAAGTATAAAGTTGGGTTCACGAAGACACGCTGTGGGATCCGGCTGACCTCAAAGGACATCGGACGAAGCTGGGGGGACTTTCCAAGTTGGGCCCCTTTGAAAACCACATGGGCGAGGCCCCGTAAACCGGACTCCCTGGCGCCAAAGGTCAACGGCCATTCCCCGGAGGTGATCTTGCTTACGAGGTACGGGTCAGCATCTTGGCCCACGGTCCCATCGTAACAGGTGAACTCAGAGGTAAACTTCTCCGTAGAGACAGAGTTGTTTCCGGAGGTGATAGGGAACTGATCTGTCCCGTACTTGAGGTTGTGGTACGCGTCCAGTGCCCCGTGACTGACGGACATATGTAGGCCCAGAGTGTAATTGTACCCGATGGTGACACGAGGACCAAAGAACCCGTACCGACGGGGACCCTTGATCGCCGTTGCCTGGAAGTCCCCAGCCCAGAGGGTATTCGGGCTCTTTGACCAGACCCGACCAAAGACCACGCCAAGGGGATCCCCCTCCTTCGCGGTGGGGAAGTCCAGGTCGTTCAGGTTCGACGGGTCAATCTTCGGGGGCTTTGGGGCCAGGGCGAAGGAGAGGATCGTCGAGATCGCAAGCTGGATGGCTACGGAGATCGGATCAAACGCCATATTCTCAGACCAATTCGTTCAGCTGGAACGGGTTATCCCTCGGGATGAATGGGAACCCTCCATAGTTCTCGATGTTGTTGAACCGGAGGCATGCCCCAGGGGTCCGTTCGCAGCCCGGGTTCACCGTGACAGAGGCACCAACGGGGATATCCGACGGTCGATCCAGGGTCGCAACACCAGAGGTATAGTCCAAAATATAGTAGAGAGACCCCAAGTAGTCAACCAGACCACCGGACAGGCTAAAATCTCCGGTAAAGTCGGACAGGGTGAGTTTCTGCCCCTCCTCGCTGACAGCGTCGATCGTCTTCGTCTCCTGGAAGGCGCTCCGAAGGACACCGCAACCGGGGCCATAGAGGGCATGCCTGCAGGTCCGTGAGTAACGCGCCCGGTTCGCTTCCCGGCGGAGGCGGGTCATCAGGCTCTCCACCTCGATCTGGGTGCTCGTCTCCTTGTTCGAGATCCCGGTGACACGCCCCTTCCACACCACAGCACGCCCCAGGGAGGAGTCCACAGGGTCATCCAGGTCGACGACAAAGATGGTGACCGAGATCCCCGCTACAACCCCACCCACGGAGAGCTCCTGCGCCAGTGGATCGGACAAGGGGAGCGTCACGGTGACTGTCTGCTTCTTGACCACGCCCTCGTGGACCAGGCGACTGTGAGAGACCGATGAGGGGGTGTGCTCAAACGTGCCCCCGCCAACGGCAAATGGGATCGTATCTCCGTCGACCCCGGAGGTGGTGATCTTCCTCCCCATGCCGATAAGACGGTAGGGCCCCCGGCCGGACCCGGCGGGGAACAGGAAGTGGTATACATAGACGGTCTTTGACATGTGGTCTCCAGTTCGGGTCTGGTTACAGACCGGTCTCAGTGAGGCCGATCTCGGCGACGAGGACAACCGCAAGGCTGACGTCGACAGGGAAGGATGGCGGGAGGCCGATCTCGGCGACGAGGACAACCGCAAGGCTGACGTCGACAGGGAAGGATGGCGGGATCTCGTTAACCCACACCGGCAGGTACGCGAGGGAGACGTTCACCTTCGGGTTCAGTGTGGTTGGTGTAAAGGCCGGCCCATCCGTTTCCCGGGCAACAAGCGCCATCCGGTATTTCTGCGGGCCCGTGGATTCAAACGTAAGCGTGTTCGTATCGGAGCGGCACCAGAAGCCAAGCCCCACGGGGGACCCCACGGGCACGTCGACGGGGAAAGGTTCGATAACGAGGGTGTTATCCTCTGCCCCGATGATCCGGGACCCGTAGAGAAGACCCCCGACGCGGGCCACCAGGTAGTCCCCTAGAAGGCTTGTGAGAGGGATGCCGGACCGGGGATTACAGAACACGGACACATCATTCTGGGCCAGGGGTAGGGTTGGGCCCATGGCGGATGGGGAGAAGTCTGGTAGGATGAACCGGCCCACCTTACCCTGAAGGCTCAGCAGGAACGTCCGCAGGGCCCTCTTCTCGGCCAGGGACTGAGGCCTGAAGGTCAGCTGTCGGCGCCCAGTTAGGAAGCTCGTTTCAGGCTCCCCGGCGACCGGCCCAAGCCCGTTGTCAAAGAACTCCTGCGGCAGGCGGACAGTCGTCTCCAAGCCCTCGGACAAAGGTGTTTTGGTGGCTTTCCCGATGATCGGGGTGATGACAGGAAGGGCCCGCACAAGACCGAACCGGAGACGAGACTCCACTGTCAAAGACAAAGTGTTGTTGTTGTACCCGTCCCTCGTGATCGAACCCCCGTCCCGTAGGAACCCCTGGAAACCGGGAAACACCTCGTCCCCCATGTTCAGGGAAATAGGTGTATCTAAAACCACCACGTTCGGGTTCCCCGGAGGGATGAAGGCACCAGGGTTCGTTACCGTCCGGTATTCCCGGGACCCGTCCGCGCGGAACACCACCAGGAACCCCATCCAGTAATCACGATCAGGCCCCACAACGACGGAGGTCTCCAGGGAGGCGCCTTGCGTGATCATGGTCATCTGGTCAGTCATCGGGAAGATGATGTCCTCCCGGGCCCGCTGAGAGTGTCTCAGGAGGAGTTCCGCGTCGGCCGCCTCATCGTTGGACAATGAAGAAGAGCTCTCCACCCGAAGCCGGACGGAGGAGTCCCGGGACGTTACAAAGTCCCGAGAGAAGCCCCTATTGTCGGTCCCGGCCAAAAGGTACTCCTCCTTCTGGCTCCGCCGATGCCACCCTAGTACGATCATCCGATCACCCCGTTTCGTTTCAGGATGTTGAGTACGACCTCCTCACCCTCTCCACCCTCGAGATAGTCAGCAACGATCGAAGGGTCAAGGACGTTGATAATCTTCTGGTTCACCTGAGGGCGCTCCGGAGACATCATCTTGGCGGTTTCCCGACGGCTGGTGACGGTAGCAGGTCCAGCAATCAGCTCCGGTCCACGCTCTCCGGCAATACCTATCTTACCTGGGGGCAGATACCCGCCCTCATCGAAGAACCCACCGAATACCCCACTCAGGGCATTTGTGAACCAGTCGCCCGAGGACTCCCCTGCGGCAGCTCCTGCGACCTTCCCTGCAATACCACCACCAGCGCCACCGACCCCACTTGCGGCAAGTGCGGCAGCAGCCTGATTCAGAGCCAGGGCAGAGCCCGCCAGAGACCGACCGGACCCAGAGAGCACCAAACCTGCGGAGGACAGAGCAGCGGCCCCCCCGTCGCCCCCAGTATCAGTCACGCCACCACCGATCCCGAACTTGCCCAGGACGTTCTGGGTGGCCATCGTCAGCTGTTTGATAGACCATGCGGCCAAGGCGTCAGCAGCCTGTTGACGGACCGTGTCAGCGATGCTCTTGCCCATAGCACGAACAGCGTCCTCAAAGGTCTCCATCTCGTCGTACTGGCCACCAAGGAAATTAGCGAAAGCGTCCTGGGTCGAGGTCAGAACATTTTTGGTGAAGTTGTAATCCGTCATCTGCTTGTCAAGCTCAGCGAAGAACTCCTGCACCGGGGTCTTAGCCTGCTCGTACTCCATGGCAAGGCGACGGATCATGTCCAGGTGTTCGTCACCGGTAATGACACCCAAAGCCAAGGCATCATCCAGGGTCTCGATGTCGTTAGCCAAAGCCATAGCGGCGGCCGCAGCCGGGTCCAGCTGGCCGATCATCCGACGAACAGCTTCCGTCGCCGTGTCAACTCGTTTTTGGATATTGTCAGAGCTGCTCGCGGCCGCACTCCCGGTTTCCTTAATGGAGTCCCGAAGGGCCTTCTCAAACTCTGTCAGGGCCTCCGTGTCCCCAAGGGCCTGCCGGCGAGCGTCGACCGCAGCCTTGATCTGAGCCTCTTCTTCCGCACGCTGCTGTGTGGGACCAACACCGGACCCCTCAGGACGGTTACGGTCAAACTGAGCCCTCATGACAGCGCCCAGGGCCTGCGCCTCAGCCTCTCCCGGAGACGACCCCGCCTTGCGCAAGCGAAGGACCTCACGCGCCTGCAGGGACCTATCCTCATCAGACACGACACCAGACTGAATTGAACGCATGGTGGCCGCGTAGGCCGCTGCTTGTGAGTTGGCGTTTGACATGTTGTTCGCAAGGATCTGGGCTGCGGAGGCGGCCGCGTACGTGCTGTCTACAGCTTCCCCGATCCGGTCTGAGAGGTCCTCAGCCAACGTGACACCCTCACTCTGCAGGCGAAGCTGCTCCTGTACGGCAACGACCATCGCTTCGTAAAGGATCGAGTTGTTTTCTGTCTTTACGCCAAGCTGCCCCATGACAACCTGCTGTGCCTGCAGGGAAGAAAGAGTGGCCTGAGCGTTATCCCTTGCCCCGGTGAGCCCCTCCATCTCCTTGTCAAGCTGTAAGTTCCTCGCGTTCGCATCAGCCTGACCCTCGAGAGCCGAAAGGATCCCGGCCTCCCGGATTTCCAGTTCAGCCCTAAAAGCAGCCATACCCTCAGCCGTGATCGCGCCCTTGACAAGCTGGTCGTTGATAGCCTTCTGAATGGCCTCCTCACGAGCCTTTTGTCCGGCGGTCATTCCGGAAACAACTTCGATCTTTTGGGCATTGTTCAAGGCCACCTGGATTGACTCTGCTGCGTTATCATAGGCTGTTTCCAAACCAGCCCCGGCCTTTTTCTCGGCCACACCAGCGTCGGCCGCCGTGATACGCGCAATAGCGGCATCGATCCCCTTGATTACCGGGTCCGCCTCAGTGGCCCCTTCGTTTATAAGGCGTTGACGGACAACCGTAGCCCGCTGAATATCCGTCGGAAGGGTGGACAACTTCTCGTAATTGGCAATCAAGACTTCCTGGACAGCGGCCTCCTCGTTCAGTTTATCCACAATGTTCGCGGCGTCGGTTGACAGAGACCGTTGACCCTCTAGAGCAAACAACTCACGGGTATTTGCGAGAAGACCAAGGTACTGCTCCTCCGTCAGCTTGAGTTCGTCCCGGACCCGCTTGAAAAAGGACGTATCCTCCTCGCTCTTAGCCTGCAGCGGCACACCCCGATTGGAGGCAAACTCCCGGAACTTGACCTCACCGGAGGACAGGGACAAAAGCTCCCGCGTCAACTCAACCTCACGCGAGACAAGGTTCAAACGATCCTGCACCCTCTTGTTCTCTTGTTCGGACAGTTCTGCACGCTGCTCGAGTTGACGCTTCAGGGCCTCGTTCCGGTCCTCCTCTGTATTTGCAAAACCGGCGTACACGAGCCCTAGCATTGCGGTCAGCCCCGTGGAGCGAGACAAGATGTCTCTTGTGGCTACAAGCCCTTTGAGTTTTGTGTCACTCTCCTCGATAGCTGATTTGATGACCTCCATCTCTTCAGCCAAACCGATACCGCGCGCCTTATCCAGAGCGTCCGCGTACTCCTTCAAGTTGGAGGCGACAAGTCCTGTGATCCCCTCGAGCGCGAAGAACCCTACGAGGAAAGACCCCGCCTCACGACTGATCGTCTGGAGACCCTGGCTAATCGTGTCAAAGTTCCCGTCCAGGACCCCGTAAGCCTGCGACACCCCACCGACAGTGTCCTCCAGGCGGCCCATGATTGCGGCCTGGGCCTCAGCGGAGTACCCCATTTTATCCATCAGCTGGATCGACTTGATCTCGTCCTCAGAAAACATTTGGATACGTCGGTTAAGCCGGGTAAGGGCTCTCTCCGGGTCATCAAGTGCCATCGCCAAGGTTTTAGCGGAGGACCCAATATCCCCCATACCGGCCGCTGACATATCAGCCGACAGGCTAATAATCCGGCTCATGTTATCATTCGTCACCACGGAAAGACCGATGATGCTCATGACACCGTCGGTTACTGTCTGGACACTCTCAAGGGTCGCGAACGCGGTCTGCGCAATCAGGTTTTGAATCTCCCCAGATGTCATCTGAAGGTTTCCCGCCAGGTTCTCGGCCAGCTGGCTCAACCGGGCAAAGCTGGTCTCAAACTCCCGAAAGTTAGCAACAGCGTTCACTGCGTACATAGAAAGAGCTGAAACAGCCACAGCGGCAAGACCTCCGGCAATACCAAACCTGCCAAGGAGAACAGCCATGGAGCTGAATCGTGATGCGACACCGCCCAGAGGTCCGTTGAGAACAGCGATAGCGTTTGCCGTCCCCAAAAGGCGGTCCTGAAAGGATTGGGTGGCCTGCGCAGCAACCCTAGCTTGCGCGGCTGCGGAAGAGGTTGCCTGGGTGGTACGGTTCTGCGCTGACTGGACTCTCCCCATCTGCCGGATCAGACGCTCCATCTGGTCATACTGAGCCATAGCCGACGAGGTCGCGACAAGGTTCTGCCGCTGGATAGCAGCCTCGATCTGTTTGTAGGCGGTGGCCTGCTGAGCTGCCGAAAGTTGAGCTTGAGCGGCTGCGTCCTGGATCGCCCGACGGGTCCTGGCATGCGCCTGAATCTGCCGGGTGGAGCCACTCTCCACCCGTTCTGTGAGTTGAGAGATCGCTGAGGTGGTGCCCTCAACAGCCTTACGGGTCCTTAGATGAGCCTGGACCTGACGATCTGCCCCTGCTGCAACTCTCTGCGTGAGCCCCTGGATGGAGGTGTTGACCTGGTTGACAGAAGCGGTCTGTTCCCGAACAGCGTTGAACAGCTGATCGACCTTGGTCTTCGCGGTGTCGAGTTGTGCGGTGTCGACCTTAAAGCCGATGTCTGCAATGTCTGCCATGTCTCACCTCAGCTGAGCCGACCGGAAGGCCGAGTATTCTCTTAGATATAGCCGATCAAGGGTCCTGATACAAGAGAGCTCCCGGGTGGACAGGACCTTACAGGTGAGATCCACCCAGGCCTTGATCTCCGAAAATGACAAAGGGGCCGGACCGCTTTCGCCCGAACCCCTCGCACTGTGCAATTCCAGGAATGACTCCCAGTATCCGGTGAGGGGCTCGGGGAAGGGTGGCGGGATCAGTTCCTCTAGGGTTTCCCCCAGCTGTTCCTGGATCTGCTCCAGCCGTACCCGCTCCGAAACCCCATCTTTATCAGGGAAGTTCATGCGGAAAGAATACTCAGCGTACTCCTTCAGCTCCTCAATCAGCCCTTCAAAAAATTTGCGGAGTTGCTGATCCCATCTTCGATCTGGACACGAAGCCACCCGTAAGAAGTCAGGACCTTTTCAACGCTCTCGCGGGTAACCTCAGGGGTCTCACCGTTCAGGGTGATTGTCCAACCTTTGATCGCTTTCACGACAACCTCAAGCTGGTTCGCCTCAAGCTCGGCCGAGGTTAGGGCAGACTTCCCGGTTTTGGCGATACGGGCCATCCGGCGGTCCTGCTGTTCCCGCACCACGTTCCGGTACGTCGAGCTCTCAGAGCCGTATACCTCGACGGTCATCTCAGAGCCGTCATTGTTCGTCAAGGTTTGACCCGTGCTCGGGTGGTAGATCGAGATGATGGCGGTGTCAGCCGCAGAGCCGATGTTTGCAATATCCATGAAAAGTCTCCTTTGCCGGGTGTCGGGGTACAAGGGGAGATGCCCGACACACCTCCCCTCGGGCGCTAGGCGCCGCTTACCCCCATGTAGTTTCCTCCATGGGGGATGTCAAGACCATCAGGCCGGGGACAGGTCCCGTGTGATGGTGATCGGAGATCCCTCGACAGCGTCATACAAGGCAACGATAGGGATCGTCACGAAACGGCTCTGCGGGTTCGCCAGCGGGACGGAGGCCCCGTTCAGCTTGATCCGTGGGAGGGTGATGGTGTAGATGGCAGATCCAACCGGGTTCGAAAGAGAAACCTCAAGGGTACCCTCGGTCTCGTTCAGGAACTTGTTGATCAGAACAGCGTCCTTGTAGAAGGCCACCAGGTTCCCGGTCACGACCGCGTTACCGAACTCAATACCAAACGCCTGCTTGGCCCCGACCTCGAACAGGGGGGACAGGGAGTTGGCGATGTTGAGCTCGAGGCTCGACACCCGGCCCAGGGGCCCATCCTCGTCCGTCAGGACACCAGAGAAGCTGTCAAAGGGCTCATCTGAGGTGTGCACCGTGTTGGCGCCGTCACCGATCGTGGTGGGGTTCTGCTCGCCGCCGGTACCCACCAGGGAGAACGTGCAACGGACCATCGCGTTCGGTGTGATAGACATGGCGATCGTGTTCACGGCCTGGCCACGGGTGATGCGGAACTGACCAATGTCCAGGGAGGCGTCCTCGAAGGTGAAGGTCTTCAGGTCTGTACCGATCTTGAGGGTGGCAACGTCAGCGTCGCCCCCGTCAACGACCCAGTCCGACAGGAAGCCGGAGGCCAGGAGGTCATCGTAATCGACCTCACGGAAAGAGGCAACGATGTCACCACCAGCACGGACGTTACCGTGACGGTCAACACGCTGCATGCGGTCCGAAAGGATGTCGTCGCCCTCAACACGGTCCTTGGTGATGTCCAGGGAGTGGGTCGTAAGCGGGATGTTCTTCATCTTGAAGCCCGGAGCGGGGGTCACACCAACAGTTGCTTCCTCGATGTAGGAGAGCCGGGTGCGGGAGCCTTGGGAAGTGTCTGTCATGTTCTGTGTCCTCTGAAGCTGTACCAGCCAATGTTGAGCGGGAGTGCGTTACACCCGCGTTCCTCGTAGGCCCCTCCGGCCTCGGAGTAGTCGATACGAACGACCGCGACGTCTCCGCCAACCGTGTCCGTTAACATATCACCAGGAGCGAACCTGTCAAGGATCAGACCTGCTAGGTCCTCTGCCGCGCCCGGACCATCTTTCAGGGGGGCGTAGGCGATGACCTGGAAGAGACCGTCGTACCTCTCAGTGGGTGCCACCCCTACGTCCGCCGGCCGCTTTGACAGGGGGATAAAGTTTGGTTCCATGTGAGCGGTGCCGATCAGGTTCTCCGTGCTCGTGTTCTCCCAGAAGATATGAGGTATCGTGGGAGTATTTTCAAGGTGCTTCTCTAGCGCCCTGCGGATCCTCTTGTAACTGCTCATTTGGTTCCTCCCCTGGCCTCTGTTGCGGCCTCCTCAGCGAACTGAGCCATGGCCTGGTAGGTACCCCGAACGATGCCCCGGTGGTCATCCACCTTAGCGGGGTAGTAGTAGTCGTTGTGTGGGGCACGAGCTGTGTTGACAATGTAGACTGGTCTCCCCGCCTGCACCTTAAATCCGATGAGCCCGCTAAAAGATCCCTCCATGGCCCCGGAGGGGGCGGAGATGGCCATCCGGCTCACGTTGCTCATCATCCGGGACCTGGAATCCCCGAACCCGCCACGGGGCTTCTGCTTTGGTTGGGAGAAGTACTTGTTTCCCACAGCCGCCCTTGACGCGGACGTGGTGATGTTCCAGGACCCCTTCATGCGACCGGTCACCACAGGGGTGTTGGCGACGAGATGATCACCCACCTTTTGGAGGAACCGGTAGGCAAACTCATCCACCCGGGCCTTGGTCCGTTCCGACAGGTCCTCGTAGTTCGTGGTCATGCCCCACCCCCACAATACAGGATCCACCCGAGGAAGACCCCACTCATGACAAGATCTTTCTTACGCAGGACGATCGCTGTTCCGTCGAGGCCCGTGACATGATCCCCCTTCTGAGGGGTGACAGCACAGAGCCCTGCGGAGACGAGCAGTTTCCGGGTCGCCAGGGCCGTGTTCGTCCCCGAGGTGATCTCATCCATGAAATCCGTTACAGCCACCCTGGTGGGCGTCTGGACGGGTGTGGGACGGGTAATCGACCCCGTTTCCGTGGAGTAGGTCCCAGCGGCCCGGGACACGAGGACAACATCAGTGCCCGTGTTCTGGATCAGGTCACGGAGACCCCTGCGAAGACCTGCTGCGTTCATTTCCGCACCCCCGGGCTCGGGAGGGCGTCGAACTGGTTATCCCAGAAACCGGGCACCCGATCTGTGTTCTCCCGGACGGTCGCCATCTCGGACACGGAGGTGCCACCAGCGTACAGCCCCAGGGAGACCCGGGAGGACACACGGTTCGCCTGCACCTCCAGGGCGTCAGCCAGCTTCAGGTAGTGGTCTGAGGGCGGCGTGGTCTTCTGTGAGACGTCATCGAACTTGGTCTCCGTCACGGCCCGGGCAAGTTTCCCCGCGATGGTCCGTGCGGCGATAGCGGCCGCCTTGTAGACGTTGTCGTCTTGGGTCAGGAAAAAGGAGATCTCCTCGTCCTGGAGCAGAGCGTCCGTGACGTCCGTGTCCCCCACCAACAGACGGATCTGGTCGATGAGGTTACCGATCGGGTTGTTGGTGTAGGTCGCGGTCATGGTTACTCCTGCTCGGAAGCTACTTGGGCGATGGCCTCATGGATCCCACGAAGGATCTCTGGGGTGAGGACAGGACGGTCCTGCACAACGAGCACCCCGTACACCTCTGTAACATCCCTCGTCACCTTTGTGAAGACGAGACCACGAGAGATCGGGGTTTGGACCTCCCGCTGGAACTCACCCTCAAGTTTAAGGGCAAAGATTACCTCAGCCGTTGGGGCCGAGATCCAGGCCGACCCCCGAACTATCCGGGGTGCACGGCGAGTTGATACCTTCATGATTCTACCCTCTGCGTTGCGAGACCGTACGTCTCGATGATGGTGACAAGAGCTTGGACCTTAGCCTCGAGCTCAACGATGTATTTCAACAGCTCCTCGTTTGTGGGGGCTGTCGCATCTGCAATGGTGACCGTTCCGGCCACAGCAGGGAGAGACCCTACGGTAACCGTGACGGAGACATCTTCAACAGCGCCCGGCTGTACCGTCGGGGCTGGCTCACCGAAGGCGGAGAACCCGGAGTCTAGCTGCAGGAGGAACGAGGTCGAACAGACACCCGAAGCGGTATACATCTCAATGTACTGGCTACTGTCCCCGTCACCGGCAGCAAACATAAGTCCGGTGAGCCCAGCCGAGAAACTTGCCGTAACACCCCCAGAAAGAGATATGAAGTCAAAGGAGTCGTATGTCGTTATTACGTTGTAGAATGAGGTGAAGCCGCTGCTCCCGCCGAGGGTTGACACCTCTTCCGGTGAGAGGTTTTGACTGAACTGTGAACCTGTGTCAGGATCATTCAGGAATAACCCAAAGGTATTGCTCTGAAGAGAAAATTCCGAGAAGGTCGTATTAACGGCAAAATTGGAGCCATCTGCATATACGCGGAATCCCGGGGAAGACGCACTAAAACCTGTGTACCCTTCCACAAAAAGCTGTGTTGGGGATAGCTGAAATAAGGAGGCCCTATAGTTTTCATAGGTGTATCCATCGTCAGCTGCCTCAGAACTCACTGAGAACTCGTCTTGGTTAAGCAACATAGTCCGGTGGCTAAAGCCGGTATCCTCAACGAAGATAGGCTCCACAGGTTCGACAAAAGTAGAAGACGAGTTCAACTTAAATGCTGCGCCGTCTACGTTGAACTCCACCGTGTAGTTGTCGGACCTACCGACCGAGGGTACGGCCGGGGCGTAAACGACGTTCTCGAGGTCGTTCAGGGTCGGGGTGCGGGCTTCCCACAACGCCGTACCCTCGTTCCAGATAAGGACCCCACTCTCCGGGACCGGATCCGGAATGGAGACACCGGCCAAGCCCGCAAGGGTCAACCCGTCTATCGTATCCGGTTGGACGGCAGAGAGCCCCTTCGTGATCCCATCGTCAATCTGGGGACCGGTGAACGCGGATGTGTAAACAGCCATTTTAGTTCCTTTTCAATTATGCCCAGTGGGCCGGTGTGTTCGAGTAGCCCCATTTCGCCCCGAGGTAGGCGGACTGAAACGGTACCATAGCTTAGGTCTCCTGGGCGATGAGAGGGGTGCCGTCAGAGGTGAGCACCCCTTCCGACTCCACTGTGAAAAAGTTGAAAGAGACCGGCTCTTGCACGAGGAAGGGCCTCCCGTCAGAAGTCAACATCCCACTGGACCCCAAAGGGAGGAAGTTGAAAATAGGAAGGACCCCACGAGCTCTACGCCGGGTCGCTGTCAGGGCGAGTGAAAGGCTTAGCTCCATGGGGTCCTCCTGCGCGTCTCAAAGATATAACCCGGGATGCCCCCCGGTTCAAGGGTTAGAACCAGGACACGACCGAGGCTGTGGTTCCCGTCTTTACCCGGATCGGTTGCACCGGGAGGATCTCCCCCGCAAACACCGGATACGTGATCGTCTCCCCGTCAACAGCGAGTTGAAGCTCGAGGTCCCCGTCCGTCAGCACCCGGATAGAGCGTGGACGCGGGGACAAGAGGTCCGTGTCGTGGGGGGTGATGGAGGCGTGGCCGACGGCAGGTGAGGTCAGGTCAAAAAGGGAGTTCACTGGTCATCCTCCGGGGTGTCGCCGCGACGGGCGTTTAGGTCAGCCTCGAGCTCAGACTCAGACATCCGGTCCCGTTTCATCAGGATCGCATCCTCAGCGGCCACACGTTGGCGGTGTTCAAAGATCAGTTCGATCTGACGCTCTTTGGTGTTCGTGGTGGCTGCGCCCTCAGCACGGGCCAGCTTCTGGAGATCCGACATCTGGATCTCACGCATCTCCTCACGGAACACGTCCAGGGAGGACTTCACGGGCTCAACCGCCTTCTGGAAGAGGTAGCCCTGGGCGAACATGTGCAGAACCCGGTCCTCCGGGATCCCAAGGCCCTTCCAATCGAAGGAGTCACCACGGGCGAACCGGCGGTTCTTCCCGGTGAAGGGGATCTTGACGAAGGTCGGGACGTTGAACTGGAAAGGGTGTCGGGTGCTCATTTGTCAGCTCCTGTTAGAGAAAAAAGGGGGCCCGGAGGCCCCCTCGTTGGCGACCCTGTGGGTCAGACGATCTCGTTGAAGAAGTACCCGAGATCCGCGCCGGTGACCTTCTGGTCGTAGGCCAGTTGGACCTCGATCATCTCAGCGATGTCGTCCACCGCCAGCCAGTCACCCGTGAAGGAGCGAACCTCCACACCCAGACCGGACGCGTTGTCCAGCTCGTTCCAGGTGAAGGTGTAACCCGCAGAAGGCTGCATCAGGCCCGGGCTCGGAGCAACGTACAGGAGCAGCGCGTGGTCGCCCCCGATGAAGTCCAGGGCCTCAGCCAGGCCGTCAGCCGCGTTGTCCACAACAGCTTCCATGACGTGGAGGTTCTGAACCCCAAACATGGACGCGATGAACAGGTCAGTGACCTCAGCAGGGTTCGACGTGGTCGCCCCACCGTTAACACGGGACAGGAAGTCAGGGTGGTTCACCAGGGTGTCACGGGTGCGCTTGCCCAGGATCATGGTGTTCGCTTTGATCCCGCCGGACTTGAGCATGAACGCCTGATGAGCGTCAGTCACGTCCTTGATCGGGGTCGAGGCCAGGTAGTCAGACCACTTGATGGTCTCACCGGCGCCAGGTGCAGAGGCCACACCGTCGATCTCAGTCGCCCAGATGCTTGCACCGAAGAAGGTCTCAGCGAAGCGGACTTCACGGTCGATCAGCATGCGCTGGGTCAACATCGAAGAACCACCGGAACGGATGTCCAGGGCGGTGTCCTCGTTCGCCAGCTCACGGAACGAGAAGTCCGTGTTCAGCGAGTAGACCTCGGCGAAGTAGTTGTCCGTGGACAGGGACATGCCAACACGACGGCTACGGGTCCGCTCAGCGCGCTTGGTGTCGACGCGCTTGTTGAACGACTCCCGGTCGTACTTGTAGTACTTGTCCGACTGGTTGGAGACGGGTACGTTCGGGAACACCTTGTCGGCGATGAACGAGGCGGTCGACTGCAGGTACGCAATCGTCAGGTTGGTCAACGGCTTGTCGACGTGAACGCCTCTGGCCGTCAGGAAGGATTTATTGATGGTCATTTTGAGGTTCCTCTTAGAGCTCTCAGCGTTTCAGATCAGGCAGCGACGTTGCCACCACGGTCGAGGTCAACGGACAGGATCTGCCCAGCGACTGCGTCCGTACGTGCGTAGGCTGCGATAACGTCAGCGGTGTCAGCCGCAACAGCGGCACCATCAGCGTCAGGGGTGACAGCGGCACCGGCCGAGATCACGTCAGCGGCGATCACCTGGACAACACCGTCATAGGCAACTGCAACAGCCTGGCCCGTGGTACCACCGACGATCAGGACGCCGACAGACGCCTCACCAGCACCGGCCACAGCAACGTCAGCACCCGAACGAGCGACAAAGCGCTGCGTGGACGCGGACAGGTCTTCACCGGCGATGTACGACCGGGTCTTCATGTTCTCAGTGTACGAGGTCATCGTGATCACTCCTTGTCAATCTGTTTCAGAAGGGCCCGGCCCTCAGCGGTTTTCACAACGGATGCGTAAGCTTTGTAGAACGTCGTCTTGTTCGCCTTAGCAAAATCATCCACCATCTTGTTCAGGGTCGCCTCAGGGTCCTTCATGTCTTCGGACGCCGGGGCCTTCCCCTCCTCACCGTAAACCTTGGCCATGGCCTGGTCCGCGGCTTTCAGGCTCTCCGTGACCTCTTTCCGAACACCTTCCGGCATCCCCTCGAGGGACTTCAGGAGCTCCGCACGCTGGTCAATGGTCCCTCTCAGATTTGGGAACATGTCACCCGCACGCTTGCGGAGGTCAGTCATCGCTTGCGCGTCAGCCGCCTTCTTGATCTCAGCGTCCTTCGCCTCAAGGGCTTTCAGGATAACCGCCGGGACGGACGACTTGGCGATGCGCTCGCCTTCGACCGTAATGTATTCCACATCGGACGCCTTTTCAAGGGCTCCGTTTTCGAACGTGAATCCGAGTGCGTCAACAGCAGCCGAAAGGGCGTCGTAGGACTTCTGGAGTTCTCCCATGTCCGCCTTCGCCTTCTCGAGTTCGATCTCGAGTTTGGTTTCGTCCTCGGACTCGTCTTCCGCGTCGGCCGGCATGTCCTCAGCCTTGGTCATGTCCTCCGGGTTGAGCTCCTTCTTGAGCTCCTCGATCTTGTCTTCCTTCATAGGTCCACCTGTCTTGAAGAGGGCGACACGCGCCTCAGGGTTTGCGGGGTCCCGAACGAGAGAAACCTCGTCCAGGTCGAGGGATGCGATCAGTTTCGTCATTCACCCAACTCCATAAGGGCGCCCTGGCCGCCGATCGAGAACGCGGGGAACTCCCCTGCCTTGACCATCTCCCAGACGCCGTCATCATAAATCTTCATGCCGATGATCCAGCCCTCTTTCTCACATGAGATCCCGAGAGCCTTTGCGATCTCCTGGGTCATTGGGAGGGAGTGGATAACGGCACCCACCACGTCGCCGTAGTGTTCCGTCTTGGCCTTCCGGATCGTCTTCTCCATGAAGGCAGTGGCCGCAGACAGCATCACCTCAGAAGTGATCACGTGGCCGTGCCGATCGACGACGTACTCCCCGTTGACCTTGGTTACAGACGCCCACCCCCAGACCATCCGCTGCTCTTCGTCAACGCGAAAGATCGAACCATCAAAGGACGCCTTGGAGATGGTGGCCGGCTCATCCTTGGTCCCGGCAATCTTCACAGGGATCCCTGGCACGTCACCGCCGCTGGAACCCCAGCGGACCTTGTCCCCGACCCCGTAGCTCTTTGTCATCTCAGACACTGATACGTCCTTGTCCCACATGCGACATGACCAATACCCGGCCGATGTCTTGTCCTTTTGGGTGTCACAGCTGTGACGGGCCCGGAAGTTGGATCTCGCATCCGGATCATCCCGGCGGATCTCCATGTTAGGGTCCCCGAAGGTCACCTTCTTGACCTTCTCGCCGTCCTTGACATAGACCCCAAACTTCTTCGAGGATCCAGCGGGGAGCCGAAACGGCTTATCCAGAGACACCGTGCGCCCCTGGTATTCAGCTTTTTGGATCTGTTCAGGGGTGTCTGCCATGGTTCTCTCGTTTGGTTGAATATAAGAAGTTAGTCGGGGGTGTCAAGCCCCCGGTTCTTTCTTGTCCGGTTCACCCTGCCCTGGGAGGCCCGGAGCGGTCTCAGTAGCGCCTTCCGTCTCCGTGGGTGGGGTGGGTGCAGTCGGGGGCGTACCGGCCCCCTCCTGAGCCTCTGTGGCCGTCTGTGCGTCCTCTTGGGCCTTCCGCTCGGTTTCCTCCCGGATCTCCGGCTTGATCTTTGGTAGGCCGGCTGCGCGGAGCAGGTCGTCGACGATGTGGGGCTGATCCGATACGGAGATCCCCGCCTGGTTCAGGTTCCGGAGGAAGCCCGAGATCTCACGGAGGTCGTGAGGAGCAACGTCACCAGCCTTGAGCGTCGGCATCAGGTCGAAGTCGAGACCGTTCAGTTCCCATAGGACCGGGAGCAGCTGCTTGTTCATCGACGCCACGATCGTTCCCATGTACCCCTCGAGGGCCAGGAGGAAGATGTCCGTCTTGGACTTGGACAGGGCGAATGAGCCCTGCGCCCCTGAGCCCAGCATCAGGAACTCCGCCAGGACGGTCCGGGCGATGTCCGTCTGGTACCCGTTGACCACCGGCCGGGTGTCGATGGCGCGGGACCCCTGGGAGGCGATCAGTTCGACGTCGAGCATTTTGACGTTGGAGACCTTCCCCTCGCTGTCCGTGTACGTGTCGGACGGGAGAAGGAGGTACCCCTGGTCGTTGAACCGTACGTCCCGGAGGATCTTCTCCATGGACGCGCGGAGCGCCTTCTGGTCGTTTGTGGCGTTCGGGGACAGGTACTCAGCCGGCATCCGGCCGACGGGCATCCCGGTGAGCTCACGCTCAATCCCAATGGCCTCCACCCGCTGAAGGGCGTTGAGGTAGGTGTACGGGACATAGGCGTTCCGGAGGACGGACCGGCCGGCGGGCTCGTTGTTCACGGTGGTGGTGCGGAAGTGAATGCTCTTGGCCTTGGTGAGGAAGATCCGGCCCTTACCGATCGTGCCCTCCTGCCACATCCCCATGATGTCACCCTGGTCCGTGATCTCGAAGTGTTCTGTGGTCCACTGGGCCCGAGGCGCCAGCTTCCTGACCCCGATCCGGCCGTCCGTATACAGGGACCGGAACTTTTGGGTGGAGGTCTTCATCCCGTCCCGACGCTTGTAGACGACCTCGAACCAGCTCCACCCGTACTCCAGGAAGGTGAGAACCTCCGCGATGAAGTCTTCAATGCTGTGGTCCATGTCCTTGAGCACGGACTCAACGAACTCCTTCTCCTTCACGGCTGCGGCGCTCTCATCAACCGCGACCACGTCGATGGTGGTGTTCCGGAGGGTCTGTTTCATGGCATGCAGGGCTGCACCGATGATGGGGTCATTGTCCGCCATCTCACGGTACTTCCGAACAGCCCGACGGCCACGGAGCTCCGGCAGGAACTCGTCCTGGAGGAATGATCCTTTGTTGCGGGTGTTCACCCCGCCAACACCCATCTCCTTGAAGGCGGCGCCCTGGGTCAGCTGTTTTGTCATCAGTTCAGTTCCTCTTCACGTTCGATGGACTTGGCGTCCTTGTACCCCAGGGACATTGTCGGACGGGTGGACCCGCCCAGTTTCAGTTCTGTGACTGCCCATACAAGGGCGTCGAGGCGGTCCGGGGAGGCCATCCCGGAGAGGGGCTCCCACTCAACCATCTGCTCCTCAAGGTCGATCAGACCTTTGACATGACACACCTTGCCCTGCTCGTAAAGGGCAGAGACCGGCTCCGCCCGGGCAGCCTTCCCGCGGGAGGCATGGACAAGACGGATCGGCAGGTTCGGTTCAATGGTGTTCAGGGTGTACTTGACCATGTCCCCGCCCTGGTTCTTCTCCGCGACAACCCGGTCCGCGCCAAACAACTTGAACTCGTCGATCGCCTTCGTGGCCCACTCCTGAGGGGAGTACCGGCCGGAGACGTCCTTGAGGACATAGACCTTGTCATCGGTCCCCAGGGCCGCAACGACGATCCCGGTGCTGTCCGAGGTCTTGTTCGTCGAGATGGCGGGGTCAATAGCGACCACGATCCGGAGGAAGTCCACAGGTGGTTCCCCGTCGAGCCGGCAGGCGTCGAGCAGGGTGTTGTCCCACAGGGCCCCTTGAGCCTCCGTCAACAGCTGGGCGTGAAGCTCCTGTTGACCGAGTCTGGTTCCCTCGTACTTGGCCTTCATCTTCGCGAGATAGGACGGAGCCAGGTTCTCCGCGTTGTCATAGGTGGACCCGGTCGAGATCAAAGTGGTCTCCTCACCCATGATGTCCTTGAGCAGCTTGCGCGGCTTCGGGGTCGTGGACACAAAGATCTGCGGATGCTTCCCGAGGCGGAGACCGAACATGAGCATGTCCCAGGTTCCCTGATCGTCGGACCATGCACAGAGCTCATCAGCCCATGCAGCGTCGAACTGAGGACCACGAAGACGCTCAGGCTCCTCCGCGGAGTACATCTTGGCGATGGCCCCGTTGGCCCATGTCAGCTGACGCTTGGAGGGCTCGTACTTGGGCTTCCCTACCAGGTTCCCCTTCAGGTCCCGGTCGTGCTCCCAGCACACGGCCAGGATCCCGGATTCACCTTCGACCAGGGTGTCCCGACAGTCGGACGCGGTAGGGGCCAGGAGGGCGATACGCTTCTTCCCACGCTTGACCTGGTCACGGACCCACTCGGCCCCGGAACGAGTGTTGTGAGTGGGAGTCAGGGAGCGGCCCGCCAGGAACATCGAGTTCGGTGAGTCGACGGTCAGACAACGGACGTGGGTGACCCCGACAGGGACAACAGACGTGATCATTCGGTGACGGTTCCTCAGGGCCTGTTTGGTTTCCTCTGGGGCTACCCAGTGCGCCGCCTTCCGTGGGAGACGGCTCGGAGGGTTTACCGCACGGAAGTGTACCCGGTATTTAGGTCCACAGTCACGTCCGTTCAAGGTCGCACGACCCTCACGAAGAACCGGCTTCTCCCCCAACCCGGCGGCCAGTTCGATAAAGTCCTCGGCTAGTTTCCGGTTGCAGGAGGTGAACTCGACAAGGTTCTTGTCCACATATCCATCAGAGTCAATCAACCCCTGGAACAGAGCCAGCCGGTCCTCCACAGACGCGTTGAGGTACACCCATGGGATGTGTTTGTTCTTGACGACACCCAGAGCCCTCAGGGAGCTGTGGACGGACCCGTTGGAGAGCATGCGTCCGCTCTCCTGGTCCCTGACGTCATCCTTCGACCCAAACCCGTAGGTGGAGGCCAGGCCGTTGTTCGTGCTCTGGTGCCTGCGAGGGGTGTACCCGGCATTCTCCATCGCCTCAACGATCTCAGGCTCCATCGTTGTGAGGGCAGCCCCGGCTGAGTGCCCATCCCCCAACCAAACCCCAAAGATGTAGGGGTCGATAGGGAGGTGACACGGTACGGTCTGGAGAGGCTTGGCCAGTGGGATCGAGTGGTTTCGGTCCCCGCGCTTGCCGTACACCTGGGTCTCGAACAGGTCTCTTGTTGTCAGGTACGGTTTATCTGCCCAGTCCCCCGGGATGACGTCTCCGCGCCGGTTGAGGCGCTTACGCTCCAACGCGTCATGGGTCACCCACAGGTGGTCACGGCATGCGACTATCTTCTCACCGTCAGCAAAGGTGATTCGGTACGCCTCCTCAGAAACGAAGGGGGTGTGTGCCACGACGACCCGGCAAGGGGAGCCATTCTCGTCAAACACCTGATCTCCAGCCACCACGTCACCCATACGCTTCCACCCGTCAACGCACCGGATAGGGGTGTCAACGTCGAGGGCCTTACCGGCTCCACGGCCGGCAAGGAACATGAAGCAGAACCAATCGGTGTTGTTTGGTGGGAGCTGGTTCGGACGTGCGAAGAAGGTCCATGTGTGCATCAGCTCATCGGCCCGGGCAGGCCCGAGTTTCTTGAGGATCTGCTTCTGTTCCCACTTGGTGAGCTTCCGCAGGTCGCTGATGTGGACCGGAGCCTTCATCACTCGTCCCCGTCATCCGAGTTGTCGAGACCCAACAGCTGAGCCAACATGTCCACGGCCGAGTTGTTGACCTCCACCTCGAGGGGGCCCCCATCCGGGCCCGACAGTTCGGTCACGTTCTTCTTGTTCCACTCCGAAGAGGTCTCAAGGTAGAACTTGGCTGCCTGGAAGTCGTTGGCGCCGATGAGGTTCATGATCACGTTCGAGGCGGCTTCCTGCCCCAATGCACGTCCCTCACCCAGCTCCTTGGCATAGTACCGGGAACATGACTTCGGGGGGATGCCGATGATGTCAGCGATCGTGGTGACGGACATCTTCAGAGAGGCCATCTGACGGACCTTCTCCGCTGTCTGACGCGTGTAGCGGTATTTCTTAGGGCGTCCCATGGGGTTCTCCTCATCGCGGGGTTCCCGCGAACATAGCGTCCAACGAGGGACATTTCAAGTGGGGCTACGGTACAGGGTCCCTTCAGTGGACTCCGATGCAGTGCTCTCTCAAGGGGACCCGGTGTCGGGCCCGGGTACAAGAAAGCCCTGCGGGGCTTCATGACACCAAGTCCCTCAGGCGCCGCAGGCGATAAGTCAATCTCGTCAAAGAGAACAAATCAAACTTCAGCCCTCTTCATAGAGTACCCTTAGAAGGTACCCTTAGAAGGGTTTTATGTTTTGTTCGGAGGTGGTTGTTGTCAGCTTGCGCCCTCTGAGTTCCACAAGTGCTTCTCAGTGGTTTCTCAGCTCGGGTTCTCTCAAGGAACCCTGTAACGTAGCCCCCCTTCCCCCAACACATAGGGTATCTGGCAAGGTCTGTCAAGGGGTATCCACAACTTTATTTTCACCTGGGCCCCGAGCCCGGATAGAACCGACCCGGGTTTCTACATATGGTGTTCCGTGTCGGGGACCCACACAAGATCCTGTGCCGATCCCGGTTCCGGGGACCCTGCCGCCCTCAGGAGTCTACATCTGGTGCCCGTTCAAGGGGACCCACCCTAGATCTTGTGTCGTCGACCTCGGACTCCAGGGACCCATACTACATGTAGTATCCCTCAAAGGGACCCACCACCAGATCTGGTAGGAGACCCCGATCGAGGGTCCCGAGGGCCGGCCGGGGCGGGTTCCGGGGGATGCGTATGGTATTGGAAACTTTTGGTTGTCCAAATTCAAAATCAGATTCCAGTTTCCGTATTGGGATCGACTGGACAATACTCTGATTTTTCCCTTGGGTATAAGTTGGGTATCCCCCCCGATTCTCGGTCGGCGCGGGTAATTTTAAGGGGCCCCATACGCCCGGGGGCTCCGATATGGTTTAGCATTGAACTACTTTCCAAAGAGATAGTTTAACATTAAACTACTTTTAGGAAAAACTAAATGAAATATAGTTTAGCATTAAACTACTTTTGGTGAACGCGGCCGGCGGGTTCGATGAACGGGGCTCTTACAGGGGCGCTCACGCGCAGGTTCGATGACCGGGGCTCTTACAGGGGCGCTCACGCGCAGGTTCGATGAACGGGGCTCTTACAGGGGCGCTCACGCGCAGGTTCGATGACCGGGGCTCTTACAGGGGCGCTCACGCGCAGGTTCGATGAACGGGGCTCTTACAGGGGCGCTCACGCGCAGGTTCGA